GTCAGCGCCAGCGTGTACGACAGCACTTCGTCCTGCGTGTTCGACGTCGCGGAGAACACCTGCGAGAACGCGCGCGCGACCCCGAGCGAGAACACCTCGGCCTCGCCAACCGGGGCGCCACCGCCGAACGTACCGCCGAGCGCCCCGCTACCGCCGAACGTGCCGCCGCCGCCGAACGTCGAGGGGTTCAGGATCGTGGTGGGGAAGCAGTTCGCCCGGATCAGCGATTCGGTCGCGACGAAGTCCTTCGCGAGGTAGTAGTCGACCGTGCCGAACCCCTCGAGGCGGATCTGCCGCAGGCGCTTGCGATACCACGTCGACGGGTACATCCGCCGGCGGTAGAACGACGGCGACTGCCATGGCCCCTTCCATGCCCAGGTGAACGGCACGCCGTTGTCGACGTTGACGCCCGGGGTGAAGCACTGGTCGACGATCGCGGCTGTGGACTTCGCCGAGTACAGCTGCGCGACCGTCGAGGGGTGCCACGCGACGAGCTCGGAGGAGCCGAAGGAGTGCTTCCACCACGAGCCGAGGATCTCGTCGTAGTCGAGCGTGATGTCGTTCGGGGCGGCACCCGTCGAGGCGATCGACAGGTAGTAGTGCCCGGCGAAGTAGAACCCGCACGCGTTCTGCAGCTGATTCCCGATGCCCTGGAGGATCGGGAGGATCTTGTCCGAGGTCGGGGTGAGCTTCGACCCGTTGGTGACGTACACGCCGCGGCCCTCGGACAGGAAGTAAGTGCCCGCCGCGCCGGTGGCGATCGAGCGGTCCGCGACGCACCCGACCGAGTCCGACAGGTTGCGAATGTTCGGAGTGTCGCCGACCCCGTTGATCACGGCACCGGAGCCCGGAGCGATAATCACGTAGGACTTCCGCGGTTTGCACACGAGGACGTACGGGCCGACCCGGCCGATCGCGGTGATGACCTGGCCGTCGTTCGCGTCGAGGTCGAACCAGTTTGCGCCGCCCGTCTTGTGCGCATTGTCGGGAACGATCGTCGAATCCCACAGAGTCGCGTCCCCGAGCGCCGACACGTACACCCGATTCGGGAACGCGGCCACGCCGGTGATGTACATCTGGTTTCCGGCCTGCGTCGAGTACTTGCCGTTCGGGATGCCGTTGGTGCCGCCGGGAACGTTCGTGTTCGTGCCCGACGTGGCCGTCCACGCCCCGGTGAGCGTGCCCGACGTCGCCCCCGACCATTGCTGCGGCGGGTCGACGCCGTTGATCAGAAACAGCGGGCCCTGCGACGGGGACGGCATGAGCAGGCCTTCCCATCGGCCATTTGTGACCCCGGAAGCCTTGATGACATTCACCGCGCCCGCGGTATTGACCGACACCAGACTGCTGGCGGTGGCGCCGACAAGCGCGCTGACCGGCGTGCCCTCGCAGGCGATCAGCGACTGCAGCGCGGCGCTCGGGGTCGCGAACGTCGAGAGACCCGCGCGCTTCACGATCGCCCCGGCCGTTGTGCCCTGCACATTCATCACGTCACGAGCTTGGCTGTCCTCGAGGAGGCGAGGACTATCTAGAACGTTGAGCCCACCATGAAAGTCACGGGACTACAAAGTTCAGCGGAGGACCGCTGGGCATTTGGGCATCACCTCCTCAACTGAGTAGGGATTACTCAATATCCGTAGCGGCCGTACGCCGGCCGCGGATTCCACATCGACTTCGCGACCGTAGGCTGATCGGTGTTGAACCGGACCGCCGCGTTGAAGTCCGACAGGCCCTTGGCGAAGCGCGCATCCCACGCCCCGGCGCGCTGCACGTCATCCTCGGCGCGGAAGGCCTGTGCGACCGCCCAGGACCACAGCAGCCAGTGCCACATCGACGGGATGATCGGGACGTCCGTGTCGGCGACGAGAGCAGCAGGGATGCGCCAGTAGCGGCACTCGAGGTTGTAGACCCCGTCCGGGGCGGGGAACAGCTGGAAGTTCGCGCCGTTGAGCGCGTACGCCGACGGCCGCCCGGTCGCCTGCGGGTTCGACCGGTCGAGCTGCCGCAGGGCGACGGCCTGGAGCTCGAGATTGCGGTCGGCATCGCGGAGATTGCGGATGTCGGAGGCGTCGAGCGGCTGCGGATAGAGGCTCGTGCCGGCGGCGGTCGGGAAGTCGAGCGTGGCCTCGTCCCCGGTGTAGTTCGTCTGCGAGCACACGTACTGGTAGCCGTCGTTGATGAACTGGTTCATCCGCGAGACCCCGAACAGGATCGGGTCGAAGCCGTTGCGCATCGCCTCGTTGCGGATGTCCCCGAGATTCATGCGAGTCTCTTCATGCGCTCGCGGCGGGCGACGCGGTCGAGCGCGAGGAGATCGCGCCGGCGCGGGCGGCGGACGGGGCGCGCCCCGGTGATCGGGACGATGTGACCGCAGCGGCAGATCATCGCCGGGACGAGCGACTCCTGACAGGGGAACATCGCATTGCCGCAGCGCTTGCAGATCATGAGATGTTCCTCGGCACGAAGATCTGCCCGCGATAGCTGCCAAGGCCGAGTTCCTTGCGGATCGCATGGCTCATGCGCTCGCCGCCGTCCTCGGTCTTGCGGGTGAAAGCCTCGCGGTCGCGCTTCTCGCGGTCGAGGCGGCCCTGCTCGAGCGCGGCGGTGTAGTCGTAGCCGCCGCGGCCGTGCGGGTCGATGAACTCGAGGCGGCGGACGACGCGGTCGTCGAGGCCCTCCCAGGTGCCGCTGGAGTTCCGGTGCGCGCGGCAGGTGAGGATCGGCGGGACCGGCCGATGCGCCTCGTAGATCGCGAACATGCCCGCGCGCGGGGAGAAGCGCACGCGGAGGTTCGGGTCGATCTCCTGGATCTTCTTGACGGTGCTCGAGGAGTCGGCGCCGATGATCACCCACTCGTTTGTCTCGTAGGCGACGCGGACCTGTTCGACCGTGGCGGGTTCCACTTCGATCTCGATCACCTCCCAAGCTGAGGCGCGTCAGCGACGGTGCTCGGGTGAGTCCGCTGTTAGCACTGACGCGCCTCCTAGTCGTTCAGGGACTACGCGCGCACCACCGGCACGTCGTCCTGGATGTTCATCATCTTGCCCTGGCGGACCGGAGCGATGGACACGAGGCAGCAGTCCCAGATCAGCCACGCCTGCCAGATGCGCGCCCAGGCGCCGGTGCCTGCCGACTTCAACTGGAACACGCTTCCCTTGTCATCGGGCGGCTGCAGCCAGTCCGGCGGCCCGATCTGCGACCAGCACAGGCCGTCGGTGTTGAGCAGGAACAGGTGGCCGCAGGGCGCGTCGGGGTCGCCTCGCATCGGCATCGGCTGCCCGCCGGCGGACACGAAGATCGTGTCGAACCCGCCCTTGTAGTCGGTGGCGTTGCCGTCGTTCCACCGCTTGCCCGAGGTGTAGGTGTTGCTCAGCCGCCTGAGCGCGCCGAGGGTCATGATCCCGAAGCTCGGGGTGAACCCGGACCGCTGGCGGATCTGCTGCGCGAGCTGCATGATCCCGTCCTCCGAGGGCTTGGCGGTGAACGTCAGGTCCTTGACGTTCGAGTCCCAGAACCCGTTCGAGGCCGTGGCGGAGTTGATCTGATGCAGCGTCCGGCCGGTCGAGCAGATGTTCCGCAGGCCGTCGGACTCGAGCGACCGGTCGCCGGCGATGTACACGCCGTAGGTGTTCGCGGTCGCCCCGGCGGTCGGGAGGGAGATCGTGATCGTGGCGTTCGCCTGCGTCGACGACTCCGGGGTCGCGCCGGCGAACGACACCGCGGTGACCGTGGTGGCGAGCACGCCGTTCGTGACCACACCCGTCGCCTTCAGCACGATGTCGACGACGTCGTTGACGGCGATGTACTGGCCGGAGTCGACGGTGATCGACGTGCCCCCAGCCGGGGTGCCGGTGATCGTCGCCAGCAGGCCGTCGCCCGTTCCGTAGGCGATGCGCGTCATCTCCTTGCGCATGTCCTTGTTCGCGCCGGTCATCTCGAAGTCGAGCTCGCGGACGAACGCGACCTGATCGTTCTTGGTCTGGCGGATCACCTGGTCGGACAGCTCGATCCCGACCTGGAAGTACTTGATGTTGACGATCCCGTCGACACCGCCCTGCGTCCCCGCCGCCGGCAGGTTGCCGCCGTCGGAGGTCGCCCCGCGCCCGCGGTTGCGGGATGAGTGCGCGGCGAAGATCAGCTGACGGCCGCCGAACGTTCCCATGTCGTTCGCGTTCGTCTTCTCGAGCGTGTCGAGAATCACCGTCTCCTGGTTGAGCTGCTCGACCCAGGGTTGGAAGTAGACGTTCTTGAGGTAGGCATCTGCACTTGTCAGGTTCGTGGTCGCCAAAGCGACCTCCTTTCAGCGTCAGGGGTTATTCGATTCTCTGGCCGTCCTGACGCTGTGCTCGTCCCCTGACCCGGAGGCTGTAGAGGAGCCCTGGCGTGTCGGCTTGCTACATGCCGCCGCGACGGGCGATCTCCATCGCCATCGCGTGCGCTTCCTTCAGATTGTGCGGCTGGCGCGGGGTCGCGTCCGGCGGGCCCGACCCTTCGGGCCGCGGCGCGTTCAGCTTCCCGGAGAACGCCCGCTGCTCGGATTTGTTGAGCAGCCCCTGCAACGCCTCCCAGGCGCGCGGGACCGCCGACTCGAGCTCCTCGCGAGTCTGCGCGGTCTCGGTGAAGTGCGGCAGGATCATCTCGAGCGCCTGGCGGTCGAACCCGTCGCCCGCCTCCTTCTGGATCTCGGCGATCTGCCCCTCGACCATCCGCAGCGCGTCCTGCGTCGCGGCCTGGAACTCCTGCTGCTGGAAGCGACCGTCGACGCCGGAGAGCATCTGCTCGATCGCGTCCATGCGCTGCGCCATCTCCTGCTGGTACTGCTCGTTCGGATCCTGGTAGTTCTCGTACCCGTCGAACTGCTGCTGCTGACCGAGCCCGTACTGCGAGGCGTAGTCGCCGTTGACCCAGTCGTAGAACTGCTGCGGGTCCTGCTGCGCCGTCTGCGCGAGCTGCAGGGCCCACCCAACGATCTGCGGGTCGGCTCCGCGCAGCCCCATCTCCTCGAACGGCGCCCATTCCTTGCGGTAGGCGGCGTGCTCTGAGAACTTCTTGGCGGCCTGCGCGTCGAAGTGCTTGAAGCCCTCCTCGGCGATCCCGCGCGCGCCCTCGTCCTCGATCCGGTCGAGGTATGACTGATACGGCGCGCCTCCTCCACCGCCGGTGTCGCCCTGACCCTCTGAGGGTTGTGCTCCGCCGGCGTTCTGATCAGCGAATGACACCGATCGTCCTCCTGTTGCGTGACGCTGTGCCCGTGGGGTCCTGGCGTCGGGTTATGAAGTCTTCGCGGCCCGAAGCGCGGCCATCACCTGCCGGGTCGCCTGGTGAATCGAGGTCGTCGGCATCGAGGCGCGACCGCCGTTCGGCGTCGCGTCGTCGGTGTCCTTGCCGCCGGCCTTCCACGCCCCGCACAGCCAGTCGTCCGACACGCACAGCGGCGGGAACTTCGTGCAGGCGTTGTCGCTCGAGCGATAGAAGGTGCAGTTGCCGCACTCGCGATCTTCGGACTCGGCGGCGTGCAGCCCGGGCGGGGCGGCCGAGGTCGTGTCGCTGTCAGTGGCTTCAGACGCCGCCATGTAGGTCTCCGTTCATTGCCGCGATCACGTCGAACCGGATCCGGTCGATGTCGTTCGGCGGGATCACGATATGAATCGACACGCCGTGACCGGCCGGGATGTCGCCGTCGCGGATCCGCTCGGCGAGCACGTCGTACTCCTGCTTGGCCGAGAGGATGAACTTCGCGAACGTCTCGGTGTATTCAGTTGCTGCCATGCTTTCCGCCGGTGATCTGCACAGTGGTGCGGCCGGGCGGCTGCGGCTGGATCCACACCGGCCGCGTGAACGTCTGCGAGGCCGCGGCGACGATCGTGCCCGCGGGGGCCGAGGCGGTGTCGTTGTAGTAGTTGAGCGTCGTCCCGGCGACGTTCTTGACGACGACCGTCTCGCCGCCCTTGGGCTCGACACCGACGTGCAGCATCGAGCCGTAGGAGATGACGTTCTCCCCGATGGTGATCTGCGACATCACCGCCCGCCCGAATAAGTGGTCGAGGTGACATCGGCGTACGGGAGGTCGATGATGACGTTGTCGGCGTCGCGGGTGCGGACCTGGATGACGGCGGGCACCCGGGGCGCGTCCGTCGCGTCGTCGGCCTCGTAGGACACGACGGCGAGGTAGGCGGCGAAGTGACCGGCGTAGTCACCGCCCGTGATCTGCACCCAGCCGCCGACCACGGGCGGGCCGAGCTCGACGTCCTGCACGCCGTCGTCGACGTCGTGCGGGTTGACCTGCGGGTCGCCCGTCGGGAGCACGGTCGGAGGACCGAGCACCTCGGGCGGCTCGTAGATGTCGGTGGCGACGGGACCTTCGGTGTTCTGCTCCGAGGGCTCCTCCTCGGCGGCCTGCTCCTCGACCTCGGCCTCATCGAGCTTCTTGGCCTCTTCGACCTCGGCCTTCGCCGCCCTGTCCTTCTCTGCCTTCGTGGTCATCTGCCTGCTCCTCTGCCGTTGCCTGTGGTTCTCATGCGCTGCTCATGGGCTTCCTGGGCGCGGCGCTCGTCTTGGGCGAGCTGGTGCATCTTCATGGCGTGCGCCTCGTCGGCGTGCCGGCGGGACTGCTCTGAGTCCGCGCCGGCGCTCGCGCCCTGCGCCGCCTGGATCAGCTGCTGCAGCTGCGCCTGCTGCGCCTGCTGCTGCTGCTGCTGCTGGGTGCCCTGAAGCTGAAGTTGCTGCTGTGCCTGTTGGCCCTGCGCCTGCTGCTGCTGGCCGTGCAACTGCGAGAGCTGCTGCGCGTCCTGCAGCGCCGCCCCGGACAGCGTCGGGGGGATCTGCCCGGTCATCTGCAGCTGCATCTGAAGCTGCTCCTGCTGCTCCTGATCCTGCTGCTGACGATGCTGATTGACGTGATCCTCGAACACCTTCTTCACCTGCGGCGGGTACTTCGCGTACGTGCTCGACTTCTGGTGGTCGGTGTGCCCGTCGATGTGCGACTGCGTGTCGTCGTAGTCGTTGATCGGTAGCGCGATCCCCTGGGCGAGGAGGACGTTCTCGCGGTTGACCTGCGTCTCGTTGACCGTGTACTCCTCGAGCAGGTGATCGGTCGCGCCGAGACCGAGGTCGCGGAAGAACTGCGACAGCTGCCGGCCGTGCAGGCCGTTGCCGGTCTGGGTCATCATCGTGATGATGTCCTTCATCATCGCCTGCTTGGCCGCCTGGGACTGCGGGAACGTCGACCCGGCCTGCACCTCGATGTGCGTGTTCGACCGCAGGTCGGTGTTGCGGAAGTCGAAGATCTGCCAGCCGCCGTCGTCGCCGGAGATCTTGATGATCCGCGAGTCGGTGTAGTACCGCTGGATGTGCTCGAGGATCTTCGTGCCGAGGATCCCGAGCCCCTCCTCGTGATCGGTGACCGCCAGGGCGAGTCGGGTGTCGTCCTGATCGAGCAGCAGCGTGATCGCCGCCGCCGCGGTGACGCCGGGGGGCACCTGGGCGTTCGTGACCTCGTGCTGGCCGGAGATGTCCTCCATCGCCCGGCGAATCTGATCGGGCAACTCCTTCACGTAATCGGGGAGCGTCGGCGGCTCGAGATACTGCGGGATCGGGTGCTGGGAGCCGGTCTCGTCGAAGAAGTGCCAGCCGCCCGGGGTCGAGATGTTCTCGAGGAACTTCTCCGAGTCGCCGACCGCCTGCTTCGCGGCGATCCCGGTGGGATTCCCCAGGCGATTGCGGTTCTCGGACATCTGCGACAGCGTCTTGTTGAGCTCGGTCTGCGACCCCTGCAGCAGCTCGACGATCCCCATTCCCCACAGCCGGCCGGGGACGGGGATGCCGGTGTACATGATCCACGGGAACGGGTCGAACGGCTTCTCGTCCTGGTCGAGGACCTTGCCCTGCGCCCACACGATCCGTGCACCCGAGGGATAGTCCTCGCACGGCTTACACCAGTACTGGCGGATCTTCACGCCCTTGTACGTGCTTGTCCCCGAGCCGGTCATGCCGCCCATGAGCTGCGCCTCGACCAGGCCGGGGCTCGCGGCGGCGTCGGGCTTCAGGTCGACGTCCCAGTGGCGCTTGCAGTAGTCGACCGACCGGACCGACTCCTCGATCAGCCATTCGGCGTCCTCGAACACGTCGGCGAGCGGATCGACGAGCGTCCCGAACGGCGAGGGCGCCTCGACCCGCAGGTCGCCGGGGGCGATCCGCTTCGACTTGACCTGAGCGCCGGTCGCCTGCGAGAACGCCTCCGCGACCTTGCCGTCGCCGCGCATCGTCTTCCCGGACTCGTCGGTCATGAGACCGCCGTCGGGGCGGACGAGCACGTCGACGGGATCGCCGATCGTCGGGTCCCACGTCACCTTGAGGAACCCCGAGCCGGTGATCCGAGCCCACTCGAGCGCCTTCAGATCATGCTTTCGCATGTTCAGGTTCTTCCACTCGTAGCGCATCATCTGCTCGGAGATGCCGGCGGCGTTCGTGTCCTCCTGATCGCCGGACTGCGGGGTGGCGACCCATACCGGCCGGGTCTTGGTGAGCTTCGCGAGCTCGGTGCGGACGATCCCGGTGATGCGGTTCTCGGTCTCGGTGATCCGGCCCGGATCGTCGAGCCCTCGGGGTTCGATGAGGCGATCGCCGGCGTAGCCCAACCACTGCCGGTTCTGGAAGAAGGCCAGGGCGAGGAACCATGTCGGCTCGAGCATCCGCCGCGCCTGCTTGGCCTGGCGGTATTTCTCGTCGAGCTTGCCGGTGATCCCGGCCGTGCCCGCCCCGGTGCTCGCGCTGTCAGCCAAGGCGGATCTTCCCGACCATGCTCATCTGATCGTCCTCGCGCGGCTCGGGCTCGGCGAAGCTCAGGGGCTCGCGCGCGGGCAGGATCTCGGGGCGCTGGATGCGATCGGCGAGGATTCTTCGCTCTTCGGCATTGTCTCTCTCGCGCGCGCGCGTGTAACTAATAAGCACCACTACGACGGCGACGAGAGCGACGGCTTCGGTGATCGCGACGACGGTCATCAGAAGCCGATGTTGATCGTGACGAGGTTCCCGGCCGCCGTTCGCACGAACCCGCCCGACAGGTAGTCGGTGCCGGGGAGCGCGCCGGCGGTCTCGAGCGCGGTGACGAGATGACCCGCGGCGTCGCGGAGGAAACCGCCTGAGAAGGACTGCGTTCCCGCGCTCGTGACGACAAGGCGCCCCTGCGCGTCTCTCGTGAACCCGCCGCTCGGGGCCTCGCCCGCGGCGAGGACATCGGGCGTGCCGGCGAGAATCATCAGCCGGCCGTCGAGATCGCGGACGAACCCGCCTGAGAGCTGCTCACTTGCCGTAAGCGCCCCGCCCGCCGAGCTGACCGTCACGAGCCGCCCCTGAGGATCACGCACGAACCCGCCCGACACCGTCTCGTTCGCGGCCAGGCTCACGGGGTCTTCACCAGCCCTCCGGCGACGAGCTCGCGAAGCATGCCGTTCTCCTTCTGAAGCTGATCGCGCTCGGCGACGACCTTCGCGATCCGCAGCATGTGCTCCCGGTGCGTCTGGGGCTTGAACGCCAGGCACTCGGCGGCCTGCTTCACGCACGACTCGCACAGACACAGCCGGTCGAGGTCGGCGATCACGGCCAGGGACGAGGCGTCTCTGACGACGCCGCGACCGGCGATACCGAGCTCGATGAACGTCGTCTCGCCGTCCGCGCCCCGAAGACACCCGGAGCAGAACGCCGGCTTCGGCGAGGCGATCCGCGCCCCCCAGGCCGGGGCGGTGAGCGTCTCTTCTTCCTTCATGACTGCCTCAGCTGCGCGAGGCGCATCGCCAGCGCCTGCGCCGCCGGGCTCGAGCGCAGCGCGGGCAGGACGGTAGCGTTGACCGGCTGAAGCGCGGGAGCGTTGCCGACCGTCGTCGCCGACGTCCCGGCCTGCAGCGCCTGCGCCTGACGACGACGCTGCGTAACAGCATCGGCGGCGGCGTCGTACGGGGCGGTGAACGACATCAGCGATAGCCGGGGCCGAACGACGCGATCCGACCGGCGAGCCGATTGACCGGGTTACCTCGCTGCGTGAGCGCGGGCGGGCGAAGCGGGAAAGGGCCGCCGACCATGCGAAATCCGCCGGGACGGAAGGTGACGGGCGGACCTGCATTGCGGCCGACGCCGAGCGGCGTCGACATCACGCTTCCGGGGCGCAGACGGCCGAGGTTCGGGACGGCAGGACGTGGGGTGGGCATCATCTCTCCTCTTTTCTCGCGCGCGCGCGTGTAACTAAGACCACTGGCCAGGACCGTACCCGGAGCTCACAACCTTCGAGCGCTTCCCGAGCCTGGCGACGCGCTCCATGTGCCGGCGCAGCATGCGCTGCTCGTTGGTGAAGTGCTCGGGCTCCTTCGGGCGCTCCGGGGCGAGCGGGCGCTGCATCACCACGTAGCGCAGAGCATCCAGCAAATGATCGTCCTTCTTGACCGGCTCGGCGCGCGCCTCATGCTCGCCGCGGCCGGTGTTCTTCACCCAGCGGTAGCGCCGGAATTGCCCGAGCAACTCAGGACAGTTCGCGGTCACGAGCAGCCGGTGCGCGTCGATCCGCTCCCGCACACGATTGATCCCGGCACTCACTGCGTTCTGCCCGGGGATCGTGTAGATGCCGTGGTCGGCGAACTCCGCCTGGTCAGAGCGCCCGGTCTGCGCGTTCTTGTTCCGCGACGCCGGGTCGATCACCGTCCAGTTCACGGAAAGAGGAATGACATCTCCGCCGTCTTTCCGATGACCCCAGCGCAGGTCACGGCGGCGCATCTCGTCGCACGCCTCCCTGACCGTCGACTCCCGGAGCGCGACCTCGTCGAACACCACGAAGTTGTCGTCGAAGTCGAGATAGCAGTACACGACCGCGAGCATGTGCCGCCACCCCGGGTCGATCCCGCGGAACACCTCCGCGCCCGGGGGCACACGGTCTATCTGCGGGATGACCTCCGGGGGCTTCGGGTAGATCAGCCCGGAGAACGACACGAACCGGCCGGACTTCCGCGCTTCTCTTTCCGGCCCCGAGTACTTCTGAAGCTGCCGGCGTTTCCCCGCCTCTGACAGGTGCGGATTGTCGTCCATGTCGACGACGACGACGCGGCAGTCAGGCTCTTTCAACTGCCCGAGCTCCCACGGCTCGTAGATCTGATCGTACAGCCACGCCATCCCCGTGAACGGGGTGAGAGCGAATATCTCCTCACCGTCAAAGTCGACGAGGCGCATCGCACACTCATTGCGTACTTCCTGACGCGGCTCCTCGTCATACACAACCCTGTGCAAAGCGACACCTCCGAGCTTCTCACGATCCTGCTCCGAGGAGTTGAACTGAATCCACGACCCGTTAGCGAAGCGGAGGATCCGCTGAACCTTGTCCCACGCCCGGTCGAACGACTTACCCCTGAACTGACTCTTAGGGCACCACTCGCGGATCTTCTCGTGAATAACCCCGTCCAAAGTGCTCGTCAGATCCGGGGTGACGATCCTCACCTTCACGGGGGGCTCCCAGCGCTTATACGCCGCCAGGTGCTCAGGAACCACGTCTCTATCGATCACCTGAATCAGCGTGTCAAGAATCGCCGCCGTCGTCTTCCCCGAACGGTTACCCCCGAAGAACGCCCGTATCGCCGGCCATTCCCCGCTCTCACCTCGCGCGTGAAACTGCAACTGCTTCTCATGCACGCGCTTGCCCGTCAACACCGGGTTGTTGTACATCAACAGCGGGTTCTCCCGAATCGACTTCTCGAGCTGCTCGAGCTGCTCTCTCACCTTCTCCTGCTGCTCAGGCTCAAGGCGCTCGAGCGCGTCGAGATCGATCGCAAGCCCGCCGGCGAACGAAGGGGCCTTCACAAAACCTCCTGAAGGTGAAAGACTGAAAGCGATGACGAAGCTCGACTGGGACAAGGCCCGGCAGACCAGGGACGCCGGCGGCCAGAGGCCGACCTCCAAGCAGCTTCGCCTCTACCAGAACCTCTGCATCGAGCTTGGCGAGAAGCGGGAGCGCAACCTCGACTCCAAGCACGAGATCGGGCGAGAGATCGATCGGCTGTTCGCGCTGAAACGCGCCCGCACCGACAACAATCCCCCGACCGAAAATCAGATCAAGCGCCTCAAAGAGCGCGGCCTGGCCATTCCCGCGACCAGGCGTCAAGCTTCTGAAAGACTGACTCAAATCGGCGTCAAACTACGCAAGTCCTCCCCGGCGTAAATCGGGCCATAGAGGCAATCGGGATTCACCCGCGACCGGCGCCCTCGTGAGGAGCGAGGATTCGCAGGCTTCACCGCTCATGACAGGTCGCCGGCCCAAACACCCCCGTCAGGTGAAACTCCCCGGGTGGGGTGGGTGCGTCACAAAACAAGAGTGACACAGTCACCCGCTTTTCGGTAAAACGGGCGAAGTCACCTCTGGCCTGTCAAGGGGCCCGGCGAAAAATCGACATGCGCCGCGCGTGCGAGCGCGTCCCCCCGGGTCGCGCGCCGGCGCGGGGATGTCGTGCGGCGCGGTCTGACCGGTCGTCGAACTCGACGTCGAGGCTCTCCGGTGTCGCATTGCATGACACAGTGCGGTCGAGATCCCCGTGGGAATAGGACATTCGAGCAATGGGGGGCATTGGTCAAGGCCTCGCGTAGCACGAGCGCGCGTTTTGTCACCCAGTGCCAATATCACGCGTTTGTCGGTGCTTGACTACTACCGCTGCATGATCTTTCAGACATTGTCTTGACATTGTTGCAACACGGTGCTTTAGTGTGCGACATGAGCAATTCAAGGACGGATTCAGGAGACAAGGCAATGGGCTGGGTTTCGGAGTTTGGTTCGGATTACGCCGTTCCTAGCGAGATCTCAGACGATCGGGAGCTTGAGGATGTGTCGTGGCATAACGACGCGTGCCCGTCGTTCGTGCTGGCGGGCGCGTCGTTCGAGGGCGAATGGCCCGCGCGTTTGTGGGTCGATCATCCCG